GCCAAAGAACCAGCGTCTACCAGCTGACGGATGATCATTGTCCCCGCTCTGGCATATCCGCCAATCAAGTGAATTAAGCCAAAACCATAGGCTCCAAAGCCAGGAATGTAGGTATATTGGACAAAATGCTGCCGTTTTAGGCATTTTTTATCGCCTTCTTTCCAGTTTCTGCGGATAGAAAGAACCTTATTTGTACCTCTATCAATGGTAATTACATAGGGTAAAGCTATTCCATCTTTGTCTTCAAAGCCAGGAAGCTCATAATCCACATGAACTTCACAGATTTGGTACCGATCATCATCCGTAATGGAGTATCCAGACTCATCTGCTTTCTTCTTTTCGATATCTGTAGGGATTTGAACTGGCTCTCCAAGCTCGACATCACGGTAAAAACCTTCGACTTGAAGCTTTCTAATGTCGTTTTTGGTCTTTCTCATCAAATGAGTGACCCGCTCACAGCTCATAACTCCTGTAGATCCATAGGGCATGATCAAATCTTCAGCGCCTACATATATAGATACCTGTCTTCCTAGGCTTGGATCTGGGTATACCTTCTTAAATGCTGCTCCTACTAGGCCAAGGTTGAGTAACATGCGCTCGTGTTCGGGTCTGTACTCGGGCATGGCTTCGGTCAATTGGTAGTTCATGTCCTCTTGGACTCTCTCAGCTGCTTCTTGTTTTAGCTGATCAATAGCGCCAATGATTGCAGTCTTGACTGGGCCAGAAGCGGGGAAGCATTCCGTAATCGTTTCACTTTGAAACCGTATTCCAGCTTCCGTTAATACTGTAGAAAAAACACCACAAGCTCCATTCCAAGGTTCTGTTCTTTCTTCATACTTCATTCCAAGGACTTCTAAGCCTTTTACATAAGTCTCAGACCAGTCTTTTCTAGAATGAATATCTGCATCGATCTGCTCCATGAGATCGCCTGCAATAGAACTTAACTCCCCTTCGTCAATCTCTTCCGCTAAATTAGCGTAGAAATCATCTGATAAATCAATTGATTTACTTTCATCTAAATTGATTTCAATACTACCAATACCAGCTTCTTCTGGCTCCTCTACCTCTATCTCCGTGTCAGGACCATCGGAAACATCCAAAGGCGGTACTTCTGAATACAATGCTCGGTCAAAATTTGTGGCCATGGTGTTTCCTAATAATAAGCTTTTTTGCGTCTAAAGTATTGCGGCTCGTCTGGCTCGTCTGTCTCCAGCCTTAAAAATCCGCCCTGCCTGAATCTTATCAGTGCCTGACTACTGCTGTCCACATAGTCATCGTGTTCTGCATTGGGGAATCTCGCTATCTCTTCTATCAATTCATCAGCCCAATGCTTTTCTGGAGCCCACACTTTACCTGATTTGAATAAATCTGACACGCTATTTAAACGCACAAACTTATCATTTCCCCTTGTAGGTGTGTACTCACTTACCGGGATACCCATTCTACGCAACTCAAAGATCAATGGAGCGCCTGCTGCTTTTGCTTCGACAATGAATGCATCGGGTTGCCATTCTTTATATCCATCAAGAGCTGCGGCTTTCAATTCAGGAAACTCAAACTTTTCCCGGTAGCAGTCTAGCAACATGATATTCACATCGTTGGGGTCTTCATTTAAATGAAATACCCCCCATGTCGTACACGCCGAATAGTCTGCCCTCTCTGATTTGGTAAACGCTGTATCCCAGCTTTGTATTATAAATTCACAAGGAGGCGGTCTGCTCTCTTTCCATCGTTTCCACCATTCCCTTTTAACGATTGCCCCCTCTTCTCCTGTCGGTGTCTGTTGATATTGGGCGTTCCACTTATAAATACCAATCTCTTCCTTAACAGCTAAAAGCTCATCAAGGGGCCAGAATTCAGGCCATAAGGGTTGTCCACTCGGCATAATTGCGGGTAGTTCTATCACTTCCCAATCTTCACCGCTTGAGCTTCTTAATATCCTTCCTGTTAAATCTCTGTCCGACCAGCGAGTATTATGGCTTACAACCCCGTTGGCAATGAAATTTTCGGTGCGGTCAATCTCAACATCAAAGACTTCTTCTTTGCCATCAGGAGTTATTGAAACTATCTGATCTATTGTGAAGTCTGAGATACGATGCAGCTCGTTCAAGAATGCTTGGCGTTTTCCCGTAACCAATGGCAAGGTTGCAGTCGTTGCATAAAAGCCCTCTAACTTCTCCTGTATTGTGGTCGTGGTCGATACAAAGCTTTCCGTTCCAATGTGCCCTTGTATTCTTTTCAGAAGGCTCTTGACCGCAGACATCACACCTGTTGTTACGGTCTTGAACCATTTGCTCGTATTGAGCCACTGTAATCCCATACCTGTGTTTGATTCGTTTTTCTCTTGTTTTTTCAGGCGTGGGCTTTGGCAAGTATTCTTTTCTGTAGCAATTGTTACATAGCCCTTTTGACACTGCAAAATTTTCGCATTTGGTGCAGGATACACCCTTCCACTTTCCATGATGCCCAATTGAATGTCTTGGAGCATTTGGGTTTTTTCTGTGATAACACTCTTTTGACATACAGGCAGCGCATAACCCTGGCTTTGTTTTTGCCCTTGGTGGACGCTCGCATCCTTCAGTGAGACAAGTTCGTCTCCCACCATCAACTGATTCAATCTTGTCCATTCCAGTACCCCCTCATTCATTACAAGAAACGGATGTCTCTCATTTGCACGAATGATTTTACCAGATTCTGTTCGTATCTTATATATGGAATCAATACCATTTGACTGCCAGTTATTTACTTTTGATGTTGTTAATTTTCCCGAGTCAAACGTGGCAACCCTATCACCAGGGCGTATTCCAGCTAACAGTTTTTCTGTGCCATCTGCCATCAATACTTTTGTATCTCCAGTCATGCACATCACAACGACAATAGCGCCTCCTGGCTGTAAACGTTGTCGGGGTCCTGACGTATACCATTCATACACTGAGTCAAATACCGCCGGATCATTACTCGCTGCTCTGGCCTCCTGCTCCGAATGAGGGTCATCAATAATCAGTAGATCAGCACCTTTACCAGTTACCGTACCACCCACGCCAATTGCAAAGTAATCTCCTCCTTTATTTGTACTCCATCTACCTGCGGCCTTACTGTCTGCCTGTAGTCCTATACCTGGGAATACAACCTGATACTGCTCAGAGTCTACGAGGTTCCTCACCTTCCTACCAAATCCTACCGCGAGATCAGCTGTATTGGAACTCTGAATAACCTTCTTATGAGGGAACTTCCCCAAGAACCAAGAAGGAAACATATTACTCGCAAACTCTGATTTGGTATGTCTTGGGCCAAGATTGATGATCAGCCTCTTCAGTTCCCCACTAGCCACTCTCTCAAACATCTTCGCCATGACTGCGTGGTGCCTTCCATGGATAAAGCCAGGCCACATCTTCTTTACATAATATAAAAAGCTCGACTGAGCCTTTTCCCGCTCCAGTGCTTCCTTATATTCCGTGACTTGCCCCAAGAGCGCCTCAGCGTCCTCTTTATCCAATTGCCCTAATAGGTCATCTAACTTCATACAGGCTCGTACGTCATTTCAAAGATATCTGGTTTACATGGATACTGCTCACCCTTCACGCCAGTAATAATCCAATCGCCTTCGGTAACCTCATGGCTTCCTTCAAGGGTGTCAATCCTATATCCTGTTGGGCTTGTACTATCCTTGTAAACGCCTTGAGGCCATCCATCAAGACTGTTGATCCAAAACTGTGTGGCTTCTATCACCACAGGTTTCTTTCTAAACTTCATTCCAGATTCCTAAAGTTAATATACACGGGTCTAACACTTCTCTCCATACCCTTCACCTGCTTCAAAACCCCGAGCCGGACTAAGCGCTTAATCGTCTGATGTATATTCCCCAAACTACTCTTCTTACGAAAAGCAGCTATCTCCCTATACGACGGAGCAAAGCCAAACTTCTTCCAATACTCATCTATATATAAGAATACCTCTTTCTGTACAGGCGTCATCTCCATCCCCATCACTTGTTCTTCCGTATAGTCAGCCTTCTTCGCTACCATTACAGGGTTAATGAATATTTTTTTTATATATTTTTTTTCAACTCTAGCCATCATTTGCTAAGGGGGGTCTCCCCATCTACAAGAGGTGGGTCACTCTCGTCAGGATTTTGGGTGTAAACGTTTACAGCAGATTTTCCTTGGGATTGTTCGTTAAACGATTTTCCTTGGGATTGTTCGTGTGGAATAGTATGCAACTGAGCAGAGGGCCCCGATTCCAAAAAAATGGGGGATGGGGTATCGGTGGGGTCTTGATCCTCAGGAATTAATGAATTAGTACTCAGTTCTTCCAATAAAGTAGTCGCGTCATTCTCGATTACGTCTTCGGCTTGTTCATTCATTAATGCTTGTATCTCTCTTATGATCTTAGTCTTGATATCTTCGCTTGAGTGGATTACCTTTGTTTTACTACGATGCGTGAACAACGATACCTCAGTTATTTGGCCAATAATCTTACTCGCTTGTATCTTAACTTGTGGTTTACTGTCAGGATCGGTGAGCACGGCGACCAGGCTCGTAATGGCTAAAGAGCGTAGGGATTCAGCGTTTTGATATTTCATCGCTTCATTAGCCCTTTGTATGGCTTCGATGGTATTGGAGACCATAGGATGCCTTGATAGCTTACTCGCATCACAGTTGACGATATTTGGTTTGGCTTTGGTGTTGTACGCTTTCCGGTAAGCGTCCGACTTGGTCTCTCCCTTTGCTACCTCTTCGGCAAACTTCGCTTGTTTAGCGGTTAGGGTTGATTTAGGTACTCTTAGAATGCTCTGTATGGTTTGCCCCTTGAGCGCTTCTCTCATGGCCTTGCGAGATGGTTTAGTCATTGTTTCCATAGTTCGAATTTAGCAGAACGTTAAACATAACGCATTAGATCACAATAATGCTCTTGTTGTCTAGATCCATTAGGCCAATAGGCTGTATCCGGCTTTTAGGTGTAAACGTTTACAGCGATAGGTTTCAGCTATCGATACACCGAAACCGATAAAAACTATTCAACATGAGATTGTCAACCCGAGATATGATATGGGCGTTGAAGTAATATCTTTTAACCACAATCAAAGGGGAAATTATGAAGATCACAATTGAACTAAAAAACCAGTATGGGCAAACCACCGCGCACCCAGTCTGTTGCAAAGCGAAACTGTTCGCCCGCATCGCAGGGACTAAAACCCTTACCCTTGAAACCCTTAAATCGATCAAGGCCTTGGGTTATGAGATCGAACAACTTGCCCCCGAACTCTTGAAGGTCTAAACCATGGAATTCATTACGCTTTTACTTTGGAAACTTTCAATTCTATGCATTTTAGTTGGGGTTTACTTTGTGTTCAATCACCAATACTTGATCGCGCTCGCATTGTATGCACTTGCCGGTTTTGTGTTTTGGGCATTCGTCAAGAGGTCTCGCCAATGAAGCAACTAATCGAATGGATAGTTCTACTGGCACTCGCGTGCTTATTTGCTTACTTTTTTTCACTAACTTTATAAAGGGGAAACCATGCAATCACTTAAACAAGTATTAATGAACAGAGACGGACTAACTGAGGACGAAGCCGAGGAGTTTATTAACGAAGCACGCGAACGGATTTACTCAGGAGATGATCCCGAAGAAATCTTACTAGAAGAATTCGGCCTTGAACCCGATTACGTTTTTGATTTACTTTAAGGGGAAACCATGACACTAACCGATGCAATCGAACTAGCTAAACAAGAGATAAAACAAGGGTACGCTATACGCTATCACGTTGAAGACGGAATTCTAGACGTTGAAACCGATCAAGGTTGGAGTCAATGGTTTCCCTTGCCCTACTCGCAAAGTGCAAACGATTATGACGATCCCTTCACTATTTGAAAGTAAAACCATGACGAACGAACAAATTATTGAACTCTATCAACGAAAATTGAATATGACACTCGCCGAACTTTCAGCGATCACCGGAAAATCAATTAAAGAACTCAAAAAAATTCTAATGGAAGGTTAAACAATGAAAACACTAACATTAAATTACTATCAAGACTCCGGCCATGGTTGGGTTAAAGCCAAATTATCATTACTCCAAAAACTTAACATTGTCGATCAAATAAGCCCTTACTCTTATTTGAGAAAAGATAACGTTTATCTTGAAGAGGACTGCGATTTAAGCCGGCTTTATGAAGCACTAGACAAAGCCGGAATTACTTTAAAACTTAAAGAATTTTGCGCTCGTGAGAAAAGATCAAAAATTCGCTCATATGATAGTTTTAATTTTCGTTTATTTTTAGGGGTTCAATAATGAAGACAATTATGCTAAAAAAAGATGCATCGATGCTCACTGGTGGACT